TCTGCAAAAAACGCAGCAATTAAATCTGCAAGACCTCCTGGAGCAACAGGCGATGGAAGATCGGGCAAAACTGCTGTCGTTACCGCAGGAAGTTTTGTTGGGCACATTGGACATCAACAACTTGTAGATTTTGTTTTAAACAAAGCGTCTCAGTTAAATGCTGATCCTTATGTTTATATTAGTAGTGCCGTGGGACCAGACGATCCTATTCCAGCTTCTGTTAAATTACAAACATGGCAAAAATTATATCCAGAAAAGAAGGCCATGTTCCAGCTGATCCAAGAAGGTGGATTAGTTATGAAAAAAATTGAAAAAGAATTAGTAACATCAAGTAATCCTCCTCCATACGATCATATCATTGTTATGGTTGGCGAAGATCGATATGAAGGATTTAAAAAATGGATGGAGCATTTATCTAAAAGGATGAAGAATCCTAAATATCCAGGATTTGAACATGTTAAATTTGATGTAGAAGTTACACCAAGAGCTGCCGAAACTGGCGGAACTGGAATGAGTTTTACTAAATTACGTAACATTTTAAAAGATCCTAATGCTACTCCAGAACAGCAATTTGCATTATGGTCTCAAGGTTTTGATGTTCAAAAATTAGGGAAAGATTGGATTATGAAATTAATGGATTTCACACGCAAGGGCATGGGTATTCAAGAAAGCATATCTGAAGCACCGATTGAAATGGATCCTTCCGAACCAATGAATCCTATGATTCATAGCCATGACAAAGCCAACCCAGCGAAGTTAAAATATAGAATGATGAGAGCAGCTGGACAAATTAAAGATCTTGCTAGCAGAGTAGACAATGCTAGTCCATACGAATGGCAAAACATGGCCAAACAATTTGACGAACTTAAAATGAATGTAGAACAAATTCGTCATGCCTTAGAAGAACTTGCTAAAGTAAGAAGAAAAGGTGGAATCCGAAGTCGCGGTATTGATCCAATGATTGATAGCGTTGAAGAAGGTTGGAAAAGTAAAACGGCAGGCGCAGCTTTAGCTGCTGCTAATTTATTAGCAAGTCCGGCACAGGCGGCAGAAGAACCAGTCAAACCTATTACTATTGCCTATGTAATGATCGATGGCGAAATGAGGAAATATAATTTAGGTGATAAATTTTCTTCTGCGAAAGAAGCCGAAGAATTTATTAGTAAGGTTTTAGATAAACAAGGATTACAGGGTTATCAACTAGAAATAAAACACGGTTATCCTAAAAAGAAAGAAGTAAAAGAAGGATATGGACGCTATTGGTGTTCCACTGATAAAAAATGGAAAACTCGTAAGGGTCCTAAACAAAAGAGATCATCATGAAAATATCTGATATATTAGAACATAAGAAAAGCCGAAGAGCAAAAGTGTATAATGTCAAACCTAGAAACCCTGTAGCTCATGCTGCACAAAGTGTTATCTCAGGTGCCGGTGCTCATAAAGATATGAAGAAGGCACAAAAACAAGGATATGAAAAACATAAAAAACCAGCAGAAGTAACAGAAGGTTTATTAGATAGATCTAAAAGACAACAAATTATTCAATTCTTAGCTAAAAAGATGGACTGGGAAATAAACTATCTTGAACTTGCTAGTGATGCTGAATTAATTTCATGGTATAAAAAAGTACAGGCAGGAAAGGATCCTATGAAAGAATCAGGTTTTGGACGTGATGCTTATCAAAGAGATTACGATAGTAGCGTAAGCGGATTTGGACGTAGAAATAGAGAAGATGATTGGGACGAGGGCAACACCGAACCACCAAATAACTTTGCTATCTATATCAACGGTAAAAAATGGAAAGTGTTTCCTGGTCAAGGAACATACGCAGACGATCACAGAGAAATGGCTCAGCTTCGTAGATTGCAAGACATGTGCCGTAAGAAAACTGAACAGACTGGCAAGAAATGGGAAGTTTCTCGTACAGGCGAACCAGCCACAGCATAATGGATTTATCTGAACTAAAACGTCTTGCAGGTATTACCGAATTTAAAGGTTATCAACCTTACGACGGCAGCAACATAAGTATTACTGGAAACGAAAAAGGCGAACTTATGAAACAACATAATATTAAACCAGGTACTCCGGAATGGTTTCAATTATGGTTCAGTCTTCCTTATCTAACCGGAGAAAAACCTGTAGGAAAATAAAATGATTACAATATCACCATCAGCAAAAATAAAAATTCAAGATTTGCTTTCTGAAGAGGGAAACCCTAATTTAAAACTTCGTACCTTTGTACAAGGTGGCGGATGTAGTGGATTTAGTTACGGCTTTACCTTTGACGACGAACAAAACGAAGATGACTTTGAATTTGATTGCGGTGCATGGAAAGTATTAGTTGACGCAATGAGTATGCAATATCTACACGGTGCAGAGATAGATTATAAAGAAGAATTAATGGGATCAAGTTTTACTATCAAAAATCCTAATGCAGTAACAACCTGCGGTTGTGGAAGTAGTTTTGCAGTATGAACGAGTATCCTGTTTATCCACCACAAGAAGGCGAATGGGATCGTCCTCTAAATCCATATAGTCCAGTATGAGAGCAGAAGAGTTTAGTTTACCCAAAGGAATGAAAGTCTATGTTGATATGGACGGAGTCCTTGCTGATCTTTTTAATCATGTAGGAGGTTTACATGATGTAGAGCACTACAATAAAATGACAAAAGATCAATGGGAAACATTTTTTAAAGACTCTAATGCCTATGAATTATTTCGTGACCTTCCGGCATTTTCTACTGCTAATAAACTTTTAAGCATAGTAGTTGATTATGCAGGTGGTTATAATATTTTAAGCAGCCCATTAAACTTTGATAAAGAAGGAAGCATTAGAGGTAAACGTGAATGGCTGAAAAAACATATTCATGTTCCTGCTGACAAAATTATATTCGAACACGAAAAATACAAATATGCAAAAAATGCTGACGGTACTCCTAATATTCTTATTGACGATTACGGTGTAAACATTCGTGCTTGGCAACAAGCGGGCGGTATTGCTATTAAGTATCAAGCAGACGAAGATAGTTTATCTAAAGTCTTTTCTGCATTAAAAACTGCTGCTAAGGGAGAAGTTGACGAGGGATGGAAGGACTGGGCAGCAGCCGGGGCACTAGGAACTGCAATGGCATTCGGTGCTCCTAGTGATGCTAATGCTAAACATTCTAAACCGGATGTTATTCAACAGGTATCTAAAAAAGATATTGCAAAAAGCGTAACCGGTAATCCCCACGAAGTCTACTTAAAAAAGGCTGCTGAAAAAGCAGGTATAGTAGGTCACGAGCTTACAGCGTTTTTAGCACAATGCGCTCACGAAACTTTAGATTTTAAACACATGAAAGAAATAGGCGGATCATTAGACTTTCGAAAATATGATCCTAAATATGCTCCTAAAAAAGCAAAAGCATTGGGTAATAAAAATGTTGGAGACGGAGCAAAATATAAAGGTCGCGGATACATACAGCTGACAGGTCGAGACAATTATAAGAAAGCAGGCCAAGCATTAGGATTGCCGTTAGAGCAAAAACCCGAACTTGTAGAAAAACCAGAAATTGCTGCTAAAGTAGCAGTTTGGTATTGGAAAAATAGAGTAGCACCAAAAATTGATAGTTTTAAAGATACTAAAGCGGTTACTAAAACTATCAATCCCGGGCTTAAACATTTAGACTCTAGAAAAGAAAAGCATCAGGCTTTCCAGGTAGCAATGAGATGAGAGCTAAAGAGTTTGTTATAGAAAACTTTGCTGACGGAAAAGTTAAAGGAAAAAGCCGCCCCGGAAGAGTAAAACGTTCAGGGGCTAGTTGTTCTGGTTCAGTTACTGATCTACGCAAACGTGCAAAAAATGCATCGGGTGAGAAATCTAAAATGTATCACTGGTGTGCAAATATGAAAAGCGGAAAGAATAAATAATATATTATGAAAATACGTGATATTTTAGAATCAGCTACAGCAGGAGCAACATCATCGGCTAATATCGGCACGGTTGTTAGCCCTCATATTGCTATAGGAAAAGATCGTGGAAATAAAAGCTACACAGGTAGCCCAGGCAAATCTGGTACAAAAGCACCAGCAGTTCCTAAAGTAAAACAAGCAAAAAATAAGGACGGTACAGCTAAAAATGCCCTAGATATGAAAACTAATATCTTCGGTGGCGGCTCTGCCATAAAAAGATAAATATATTATAGGATCTTTATACAGGATACAAGGACTCAAACATGGACTTCAAATCATTACTTACTAAAATTCATAGCTTAAACGATCAAGTTGATCTACCAAAAGCTCCAGAATTACCAAAAGCTGTTCAGCTTAACGAAGATGCACAATTACGTGTGCTAGCAGGTACTTCATCATATATTGCAGAAGCTAAGAAAAAAGCTGATGAAAAGATGGATGAAGTTTTTGATGCCGATGCTAAAGTAGGCGACAAGAAAAAAACAGCTAGTGGCGGTACAGCAGAAAAAACTAAAACTGGTTTGAAACATACAGCGGGTGATCGCTATAGTGGAAAACAAGCTGAAAAAGAAGATAAGAAAAAGAAAGACGAGTCTATTGATCCTGAGTTCAAGTCTAAATTTAGTAAGATGGTTGAAGCTGCAAAGGGTAAGCCAGATTTTGCAGACATCGACGGTGACGGTGACAAAAAAGAACCAATGAAGAAAGCTGCTAAAGATAAAAAGAAAGGCGGCGACAAGAAAGATGGCAAGAAAGGTATGAGTGCTAAACAAGCAAAATACTTTGGTAAGAAAAACGAATCTGTAAAAACTTCTAAGAAAGTAGTTGCAGAATCAGTTGAAACAAAACTATCTTTCAAAGACATGGTAAAACTAGTACAAGAAAGCGGCGGTCAACAACAAATTGATCCAAAAGACAAAGAATTATTTGCCTGGGCTGAGCGTGTTGCTAAATCTAAACTAGGTGAAGGAATGAAAGCAGATCTATATGCCGGGCTAGTATATGAAAGAATGGGCGGTGTATTTGAAATGTATGATGTGTTATCCGAAGCACAAAAGTAATTTTACCAAAAGGTAAACAAAAGCCAGTCCTGAGTTGACTGGCTTTTTTGTTGGCTATATAATATACTTTTATACACAGGAGAATACTATGGCAAAAATGTATGGTGCAGAAGAAAAAGCCAAACTTGAGAGACTTATCAATGAAGGCGGAAATGTACTTCGTGAAATTGAAGATCTCCAAGAAGGCCTAAAAGAAACCGTTAAAGCCGTAGCAGAAGAGCTGCAAATCAAACCAAGCTGGATCAATAAAGCAATCAAGATTGCACATAAAGATAATTGGAAAGATCACGAAACTGAATGGGACGAAGTTGAAATGATCCTTGGCGTTACTAAACGTTTACCAGAATGATAGAATACTTTAATTCAACCATAGAGTGGATCAAAGATGATTTTAGGAGTTACCGTAGCCGCTTTATTGTCGAGCTTCTTGCTTGGGCTATTAGTATTGGGTGTAGTATCACAATGGCCCTTACGGTCCCTAACCCACCTCTCTTGGTACTTTATCCTATTTGGATCACTGGTTGTGCTATGTACGCTTGGGCTGCTTGGACTAGGAAATCATTTGGTATGCTGGCTAATTACATCTTGCTAACCACTATAGATAGCATAGGTTTAATTAGAATGCTAAGTAATTAAATATAAGTTTAGATGGTAGGCGTGGCCAGAATCCGCACTTTAGGTATTTGCAAGCCAAAAATTGCAAGGAGAAAAAATGAGCTACGTTGACGCATTCTATGATCGCGAAAACGACACAATTCGTGTCGTTGAACGTGATGACAAAGGTCAAAGGCACTATAAAGATTATGCCGCCAAACACCTTTTTTATTACCTTGATCCAAAAGGTAAATTTCAATCAATCAAGGGCGAGCCCCTAAGTCGTGTAAGTTGCAAGAATGTAAAAGAACTTCGCAAAGAACTTGCAATTCATTCAAACAAAAAACTTTACGAATCTGACATTAACCCAATCTATCGCTGTTTAGAAGATCATTATCTAAATATTGATGCTCCAAAATTAAATGTAGCATTTTTTGATATTGAGGTAGACTTTGACCCAGAGCGTGGCTATGCATCACCCGACGATGCATTCATGCCAATTACTGCCATTGCCGTTCATCTACAATGGATGGAAACTATGGTCTGTTTGGCTATTCCTCCAAAAACTATGAATATGGAAGAAGCTGAGAAGGCTGTTGCAGAATTTCCTAACACTATGCTCTTTGAAAATGAAGCAGACATGTTAGATACATTTTTAACCCTTATTGAAGAAGCAGATGTATTAAGTGGTTGGAACTCGGAAGGTTTTGATATTCCATATACCGTTAATCGTGTAATCAAAGTCCTAAGCAAAGAAGATACTCGTCGATTCTGTTTATGGAATCAATATCCAAAAAAGAGAGAATATGAAAAGTTTGGCAAAACTGCTGTTACCTATGACTTGGTTGGGCGTGTTCACGTTGACTCGTTGGAACTATACAGAAAGTACACATACGAAGAAAGACATACATACAGACTGGACGCGATCGGGGAAATGGAAGTAGGCGAGTCTAAGACCGTTTACGAAGGAACACTTGATCAACTTTACAATAACGATTTTCGAAAGTTTATTGAGTATAACCGACAAGATTGTGCATTGTTAGATAAGTTAGATAAAAAATTAAAATTTATCGATCTTGCTAACACCATTGCACATGAAAATACGGTTCTTATTCAAACAACTATGGGTGCTGTTGCTGTTACAGAACAAGCAATTATTAATGAAGCACACAGACGAGGCATGATTGTTCCTAACCGTGTACAACGAGAAGCTGGAGCAGACACACAGGCCGCTGGTGCTTATGTTGCATATCCTAAGAAAGGTATACATGAGTGGATTGGTTCTCTTGATATTAATAGTCTTTATCCTTCTGCTATTAGGGCTTTGAACATGGGACCAGAGACCATTGTTGGTCAACTACGTCCAGATGGAACTAAAGCATACATTGAAGCAGAGATGGCTAAAGGCAAATCATTTGCGGCAGCATGGGAAGGTATTTTTGGTTCTTTAGAATATACTTCTGTAATGGAAAAAGAAGTAGGTCGTGAAATTACCATTGACTGGGAAGGCGGCGGTAGTGATACTCTTAGCGGAGCACAAATTTACGATTTAATTTTTGAAAGTAATCAACCGTGGATGATCTCTGCAAATGGAACTATCTTTACCTACGAAAAAGAAGGTATTATTCCAGGACTGCTTAAGAGATGGTATTCAGAACGTAAAGAAATGCAGGCCAAACTAAAAGAATGTATTCAAGCAGGTAATAAGATTGAAGAAGAATACTGGGACAAACGTCAATTAGTTAAAAAGATTAACTTAAACTCATTATACGGTGCTATTCTTAATCCTGGATGTAGATTCTTTGATAACAGAATTGGTCAATCCACAACTCTTACTGGTAGACAAATTGCCAAACATATGGCAAGTAAAGTAAACGAAATTATCACAGGCGAATTTAACCATGTAGGTAAAGCTATTATCTACGGTGACACAGACTCTTGTTACTTCTCAGCATACACTACGCTGAAGAAGGACATTGAGAAAGGGACCATACCGTGGTCTCGTGAAAATGTAATTGAACTTTATGATACCATAGGAGAAGAAGTAAATGGAACCTTTGCAAAATTTATGTCCGATGTCTTCCACTGCCCAAAAAATCGAGGAGAGGTCATCAAAGCAGGTCGCGAGATTGTTGCTTCCAAAGGACTATTCATTACAAAGAAACGATATGCCGTCCTCTACTACGACAAAGAAGGAAAACGTACAGATGTCGAAGGAAAGCCAGGCAAGATTAAAGCTATGGGGCTTGACCTCAA